GTTTGTTGATGCCAGAGAATTAAGGAAAGATGATGGATCTATTTCTTTAACTGATGAAGAATATAAAGATGTATTAATAACTAAAGGTAAAAACACACTTGCAGAATATAAAGAAATTAAAACCTTTGAAAGTAATATAAACACAAATAGTAATAATATTTATAAAGTTGACTATGATTTAGGCGACATTGTAACTATGCATGATAAAAGTTGGAATATTACTATAGATACACAAATAACAGAAATTCAGGAAATTTATGAAAATGGTTATGTTTCTATCGTTCCGACCTTCGGGAATAATATTCCTACTATCATGGATAAATTAAAAAAAGTGAGGTGATTTACATTAGAAGTTTATTTTTTAACTCTATAAATGGGGACAGGCGTTACAGAGCAGAAGACTTTGCAAACTATTTCGCCAAAATCCTTACAAATGGTGTTTTCCCTAATCCGAGCAGTAATTTGCAGGTTTTAGCGAAAGAAGGCATGAAAATTACTGTTAAGGCAGGCGGCTGCAATATTAATGGCTACTTTGGAATAAATGATACTGATGAAGTTTTAACCTGTAGTATTGCTAATCCTATGGCTCCAAGGACTGATATTGTAGTCGCTAGATGGAGTTTAACTAATAGGGAAATAACCTTAGCTATAAAACCTAATACAACAGCATTAACAAGGACGGCAGACACTTATGAAATATGTTTAGCTGAAATAACAATCCCTGCGGGTGCTGCTTCAATATCTCAAGCAAATATAAGAGATACTAGGCAAGATACTTCAAAATGTGGCCTTGTAAACTCTTTAATAACTGCAGATTCAACTACATTATTCAATCAATTTGAGACCCAATTTAATAATTGGTTTAATGATATTAAAGGGAAGTTAAATGCGGATGTTGCAGGTAGTTTGCAAATGCAAATAGATAAGAAATTTGAGATTTATTTAGGGGAAACATTGCCAGCAATATCACAAAGAAAACAAAATACTATCTACTGTAAAATAACAGATAAAGTGAACAGTGGTACTGGTGGAAATGTAACAATAAGAGTTAGTCCAAACTTAGGAATAAAAGTTTAAAAGGAGATAGAAAAATGGCAAAGAAAAAAGTTCAAATACAATTATTAAACGAAAAGACAGGAGCAGTTATAGAAGATGTAGATCCACTTACTTCGGCTGATGCGGTTACCTTTACTGATGGGGAAACATTTCAACAAAAATATGATAGTGGAAAATTAAGAGGACAAACTGGGGCGACAGGAGCAGCAGGTGCTAAAGGTGCAACTGGAACAACATTTACGCCTTCAGTTAGTTCCACAGGGGTGTTATCTTGGACTAATAATGGCAGTTTAGCTAACCCCGCAAGTGTTAATATTAAAGGGCCTCAAGGGGAAAGAGGACTACAAGGTATTCAAGGCCCTGCGGGAACCCAAGGGGCTAAAGGGGAAACTGGAGCTAGAGGTGCAAACGGAACAACATTCACCCCTACCGTTAGCTCCGCTGGAGTTCTATCATGGAGTAATAATGGTGGTTTAAATAATCCAACTAGCGTTAACATTAAAGGTCCGCAAGGAGAAAGAGGAGCTACTGGAGCCCAAGGGCCACAAGGTGTTAAAGGAGATGCTGGGACACAAGGGCCTAGAGGTTTACAAGGAGCAACTGGCCCACAAGGGCCAAAGGGCGATAAGGGAGATACTGGAGAAACAGTAAGAGTTGGAACTAGTTACAATACGGCTCAACAAGTTAAATTATTTTTCAAGGTAGTTCCTTAAAGGAGGGGATAAAATGGCTATAAATAAAATAGAAATTCAAAGTGCAACTGGTGATATTTATTACCCACACACTTCTTCTGATATTGTTAAGCATGGAAACAGTACACTTAGCGCATTTTTAACTCTATTAGAGAATAAATTAAAAAGTTATCTTCCTTTAACTGGTGGGACAATGACTGGTAATTTGATTATGGGAAGTTCTTCTAAGGTTATTGGTAATGTTCAAGGTAATGCAGATACAGCTACAAGGCTACAAAATGCAAGAAATATTACAATAGGGAGTGCAACACGATCATTTAATGGTAGCGCTTCTATAAGTTATACATTACCACAAGTCGGTGCGGTACAGTTTGAATATTCTTCTGATCCAGTCGTAAATGGTGCAAGAATCCCAACAATTTTTGCTGATGGTTCAGAATGGCTTATGACTAGAAGTGGTGGTATAGTGCCTCATAGAAATGAAGGTGGCTATCTTGGAGTGCCAACAAGAAAATTTTATGATGTTCATACTCTTCATATTAATGGGTTTCATGTTGGAGGGCATGAAAATAATAAAAGATGGGAAATAATACCTTTAGTAAATAATCAAGGTGTTATGGAAATTGGAAAGTATGTTGATTTTCATAACTCAAAAGCTAGTACATCGGATTATACATATAGACTTCAAAATGATGGTTCAACTTTATTGTGTTCAGGAACTTTATCTCAAATGTCTGATAGAAACTTAAAAGAGAATATTGAATATTTAAGTGAAGTAGATGTAATAGGACTTAATTCTAAAATAAAAAAACAAACATTCATTGATTTTATTAGAGAGTTTAGGTTTGCCACATATAACTATAAAGGTGCGAAAGAAAATAATTTTGGGTTTATTGCACAGGATATACAAGATAGCCATATAGGTAAATATATGCTTAGGGAGTGTACTATTGTTGACTTCGACCCTATAACAAAAGAGAAAATAGGTGAAAAGGAATGCTTAGCATTTGATATAACTGCATATACAAGCATTGTTGCAAGAGCTTTACAAGAAGAAGTTTTATTAAGAGATAAACAAATAGAAAGCTTAGAAGAAAAAATAAAATTACTAGAAAAGAAAATTGACGCTTTAGCTTCTTAGGGGGTGATTAAATGGCTAAAGATTTAGCAAGTTTACCTAGCTTTGTAGGCTCTCGTTCAGAAGAATTTTTAAATTATATTTCTGGAAGGAATACAAATTTAAATTCACTTCCGGTTCCAAACTCGCGTATTGAAGAATACTTAGAATTTTTGTGCTATAACAGAGGAGCTGGCGGTGGAGGAAATAATACTAATGCTTTAACAAGCGTTAGGGTATCTAGTGATGAGACTAGGTATGAATTTATTGATAGTTCTGGTGTGGTTAGAGGGACAATTAACTTTATGACGGATCAAGAAGTTCAAAATATTAAAAATTTATTTAATTAAAGGAGAGAAATTTATGTCAAATCATATAGTAAAACATGGTCAGCTTGAAGATATAGCTAGAGACCTATGGAATAAAGCAAAAGCAAGAGATATTGAAAGAATAAGTTATGATAAATCAAGTAAGAAAATTAAGGCGACAAATGCACAAACTCCAGCACTTGAACTGGAAGCTGAATTAAGTAACCTAGCCTCTATAGATGAAAGAACGAAATTTAAACAGGATGTGTCAGTAGATGATGCCGGCAGTGTAAATAATCTACATATTGGAAGATTAAATGGAGCACATAATCTTGATAGATATTCCGGTTGCAGAAGCATTACATCTAACAGCTTTGTAGATAGATATGTTCACCATTTATTAGTGTTGGTCGATAACACATTAAATGTTAATGAGCAAACAAATTGGAAGGTATGGGCTATAAAAAAGGGAAATACTAAAAATGACGATGTTGTATTTAAAGCATATCATGTAGATGCACTTATCTCATCTACAGTGCAACAATGTACTATAAAAAATCAAAACGTTAAGTGTGCTAAAATTATTATTGATGATGAATTTCCAGATGAAGTGTATTTCATAGTTCAATGTGTAGGTAAAAAAGTTCAAGTCATTACAGATATACCTACTGACCACACTGATGATGTTGTAAATCTATCATTGGAGCCTCCAACTACACAAAATAGTCATATAACATGGACTGGTTATAATGCACCAGATAATATGTTGGCATTATTCTTAGTTGGTAGAGAAAGTATATCTTCTTTAGCTGAAAAATTAAGAAATACACAAGCAGATAGTTCTAAATATGTATTACAATCAGAAACTACTGCAACTGGTGGAACTGGTAGCGCAAATATGGTAGCCAGATTAAATGGCCAAGGAAAATTAGATAAAGAAATGCTACCTGCTATAGCTATTAATGATTATGTTACAGCAAGTGCTTTCACACATGATGTTTTAAACCGATTAGAGTTCCAAAACGGGGATGTAGTTGTAGTTACAGCAAATGGAAAGACAACAAGATACTTATGCGTAGATAAAGCTGGGCATCAAGATAATTTAACAAAAGCTTTTGTACCGTTAAACGATAAAGATGGAATTGTGTTTAGTGTTAATGGACAAACACCTGGAGCAAATGGAGATGTTACCGTTAGGGCTGAACATATTAAATACACTAATGGACAAAATACAACTGTAAAAGAAGAACTAGACAAAAAAGTTTCAAATATTACATTAAAAGCAGACAATAAAAACCTTCAAATAACAAGAGCGGATGGACAAACTGAAGATGTTAACTTAACAGAAGCTTTTAAAGCTACAAATATTGCTTATGGTAAACAAATAGCAGGAGCAACTAAAGCTACAGTTGATGATGCTTTGGTCGCTTTAAATGAAGAAGCTACAAAGAGTGTAAAGAAAATTCATAATGGAACACCAGATAATCAAGGCAATATAAATGTTGTAGTTAATCAAGGAGGCACAACAGGTATAACTATGACATTTGGCTCAAACGGAGGCAGACCTGTTGAAATAGCAACATATATGACACCAGAAGAAGTAACAGCTATCAAGGAATTGTTTAGATAAATGGAGGAAATATGAGTATAGGAAATTATGAACAAATAAAGAGCATCCTGCTTGATCTTTGGAATAAAGCAAAGGCTAGAGACATTTCTAGCTTTCTATACTCTAAAGATAAGGCAACTAACACTAAGACTTTAAAAGCTAAGAGAGCCGATGGTTCTCTTGGCGATATTGATATAGATATATCTGATTTAGCAAGTCAAACATTAAATAACACGTTTGATGGAGAAAATATATTTAAAGACATTTATATTAAGGATACAGTATTAAAATACGTAGATAACAAGAACGCAACTCTGCACATGAACGAGGAAAATCAATACTCTGGAGTTAAAGAGTTGGTTGTTCCAGCCAATACTTATGTAGCAAGTATAGTAATTGGATTAAAAGAAGATTCCGATATAGGGTCAACTGTAACTGGCATAAATGTAGGTACAATAAGCACAGATAACGTTGTATTAGAGCATTTAATTACACGAGGTGTTGGACAAGTTGAAGAAAATAGATATAGTGTGTTAAGTTCTAGCAAGGTAGTAATTGTGCCTGTTAATAGAAGTTTTGATAGAGATATTTATTTTATGGTTGGAGCTAAAGGCATGTTGTGGAATAGTGGGACTGGCTATAATGTAATGGGCGGTAGTAATATGCCATCTCCAGGAAACAGAGTATCTCCAAACACCAGTAATTATTTTGGGAAAGTAGCTATTGTAGGAAAAGGTTCTAGTTTAAAAGAAAGATTAAGTGATATGGCTAGAACAAGTGAATTTAATAACTTTACATCTTCAAATAACTTTAAAAAAATATTTTTTGAAGATGGTTATTTAAATACTGCAATTTTGTCTACTATTAACAATACTAGAGCAACTGAACCGTCTCCTGGAACGAATATTTATTCAGCAACACCTTCATTCAGTGTTTCAGCAAACACGTTCGTGGATAAGCTAATTATTGGACTTGGGGACAATATAGAAGTTGGGACAGAAATAGTCGGTGTGAATGTTGGAACTGTTGGTGTAAATGATAATACTGTCATAGAACATTTAATTGTTCAAGGAACTGCAGTGGCTACAGAAAACACTTATAGCGAAATATCATGTAGCAAAATTATAAGTATTCCAATTAATAGGATTTTCGATAAAAACATTTATTTTATGGTTGGTGCAAAAGGCATGGTGTGGCACGAAGCAAGATACGCTAATGTAATAGCGTCTGGAGGGGACAGAGGTATGCCTAGAGTGGGAACCAGATTGCAGCCTAATTCCACTAATTATGTAGGCAAAACTTTAATAATTGGTCAAGGATTAAGCATTCAAGAAGGGTTTGAAAAAGCTATTAATGCGTATAATACTGTCAACCAAGCTACTTCCGTGGGCGGTAATGATAATGCTAGTAAATTAGTAAAACTATCTAGCAATGGTAAGTTAGACGAAAGTTTAATTCCTGCTATAGCACTAAATGAAGTAATTCCAGCTACAAACAAAGAAAATGCTTTATCTATGATAGGTAGTGGAGTAGGGCAAATTAATAGGGGAGATATTGTTACGCTTAGCGATGGTTCTATTCATATTTACAAAGGTAGACCTTCTGGACAAACAAATAATGACTTCGATAGAGATTTCTTATCTTTGAGTGTTGGAAATGGAACAGTAAAAAAAGTAAATAATGTTGCTCCAGGAGCTGATGGAAATGTTACTGTAGTTGCCGCAAATATTGAATATCATACTGGTAGCAATATTAATATGAAAGAAGCTATAGATGGGAAGGTAAATACTTCTGATACTTCAAATGTTGGCGGTGCTGGACAAGGCAACAAGATAGCAAAGCTTGATAGTAATGGTAAACTTAATGACAATATGCTTCCTACAACTATAGCTAAAAGAATTAACAATTTGGTTGTTAGTAATAATGAAATAACTATTTATTCAGATAATATTAATATTAATAGCAGTACAAATAAAACTATTAAAGAAGTGCTAGATGAAAAGGTTCAAAAAAATCAAGATAATAACTTTACTAAAAAGAATGATTTTAACTTTTATAGTCCAACAGTAACAAGAGATTTTACTATAGCAACATTTAATGAAATTGGTTCAACAAGTAGAAGATATGAAGTATTTAACAATAATCATTATGTTGTTACTGTTCATAATAAATTTTCTGAAATAAACAAGCGTGTGGCTAGTTTAATAGTACCTATCGCTAATGCACAAGTAGGAGATACTATTAATGCTACATATTTTGTAATTAACAATGGGAATACAGTAATACAAGCACCTGGATTTCAAAAATCATATACCGTTGAAGATATAGACATGGTTGGTTGCAAATGTATTAGAATACAAGTAGACAAACAATTTAACCAAACTGTAGGATTTGGATTTATTGTCGAACCAAAGACAGTAAGAGGCAATGTTAGAATAGGATTAGCATATGCTACAGATAGTAGTTATACTAATAGCGTTTGGTCATCTTCTCAAACCCCGCATTTAAACCAAAATGTTGGGGGCAATAATCTTCCAAACAAGGTGTTTCCGTACAAAGTAACACATCACACAACTTCGGAATTAGTAACTAGGCTAGAATTAGAAAAAGTTACTCAAATGTACCCTAGAATGGTAGGAGAATTGAAACAGTTAGCATATGATTGTGGAGATAGTTTTGAAGATGGAACTAACACATGGCTAAGAGCTAACGGACAAGCTATTAATAGTAATGATTATCCCGAGCTTTATGCAAAATTCAATACATCTAGAACTGATTCTGATATAGAAGTTTCTGTACCTACTATAGAAAATGAAGTAGGTTATTACTATATATGTGCAAAATAAGATTAACAACAAGACTGCTTAGAAATAAGTAGTCTTTTTTATATACAAAAAAATAAACTGAAAATGAGAGGATAAAAAAATGAACACTAATGTGATTGTAGAATTAATAAACACAATTGGCTTTCCTGCGGTAATGGTAGGAGCCTTTGGCTGGTATATAAATAAGAAAGATAAGGAAAAAGCTATCGTAGACGCTGAAATAAGAGAAAGAAGTAATAAAGAGAGAGATATGCTTATACTATCTATAGAAAAAAATAGAGAAGTAAATGAAAAACTTCTTGAAGCTAATAGCGAGCTAGCAGAAAGTAATAGATTACTTATGAATGAATTTTCTACAAAAATAAATAACATAGAAAATAATGTTATAGAAATAAAAAATAATACAAAAGAAAGAAGGAATTAAAATGAAAATAGCCGTAAGAGGTGGGCATTGTCCAAAAGTAACTGGAGCATCAGGATTAATAAATGAATTAATAGAAGATAGAAAAGTTAAAGATTCAGTAATTAAATATTTAACTCAATTAGGGCATACTGTATTAGATGTTACGCCACCAGACTCAACTTCTAGTTCATCAGCAGATTTAAGCTACGGAGTCAATAAAGCTAATAACTGGGGTGCTGATTTATTTATATCAATACATTTTAATAATGCTTATAACTCTTATAATGGTGCATTAGGGACAGAGGTATGTGTTTACTCTGAAAATGATGTTGCTGGAAGAGTTGTAAGTCAACTAGCTTCATTAGGCTTTAGAAATAGAGGTCAAAAAGTTAGAACTGGACTATATGAATTAAAAAATACAAAGATGAAGTCAATGATCATAGAGGTTTGCTTTGTTGAAGCAACTGAAGATGTTGCTTTATATAAAAGACTTGGACATGACACAATTGGGAAAACTATAGCAGAAGCAATTGCCAATAAGAAAGTAGTAGAAGCGCCGACGCAAGTATCAAATAATCAAGGTGAAACTTACTATAGAGTAGTGGCGGGTAGTTATAAAGATAGAGAAAATGCAGAAGAAAGGAAAAGACAATTAGAAGCTAAAGGCTTTACTGGGGTATTCTTAGAAGCTATTAAGAAATAATTTAAAGGCTAGTAGGTAGGATATATACATCTTACTTACTAGCCTTTTTTTATTTTTATGCAATCAATACTGAAAATTCATCAATAAATTTTAGTTTTAATATTTCAATATTTTGTTTATCACTCAAAGCATTTAATTTTTGCATTGCCGCATCGAAGTTTGTAGCTACGATATTCATCTTTGCATTTCTTGTAACTTCTCCATCTTTTAATCTTATATCCAGTTCAAACCTATAGCACCACATTATGTTTCTCCTTATCAACTAATTTGATTTAGTCTTTAATCTTAAATAATCTAGCACTAAAGCTATCACTGCTATTATTACAATTACTGCTATAGCATGCAATAATATAGCCTTTGCCCAAGCCACTAAAATCTCTAAAATAGTTTGTAAAGTTACTCCATTAATCATTATTGTGTTCATTTTTTACTCTCCTTATTGAAAGGCATAGCAAAATATGTTATACTCTAGTTGCGAAGTAGGTGTGTAACATATGTTGCCGCCT